CTCTAAACAATGCTCCTTAACAGTACATTCAGAACAAATTTTCTTAGCTTCTCTTGTTGAAGCTCCACGATTTGGAAAAAATAGATCAGCGTCCTTGTCGTTACAGTTTGCGTCTACTTGCCACCAAAGTTCTTGTAACCTTAAAAGATTACTTAAAGATTCTTCCTTGTATTCCATGTTTCACCTTTTATAATTTCGCTAAATTTAGCGTTAACTAGTTCCTCTTGAAATACACGCTTTTGCGCATACTCGTTTAGGTGAGCGGATAATAGACCATGGTAATTTAGAAAACCGATGAGATATGTGTAGGATACAAGATCCATTAAACTAATACCTGTTTCTTATAAGGTGATAGTAATAACTTATCTGATGACTTTAAAAGATCGCCATCAAAGTAAGCTAGAGGATCAGCAAATTGAACAGTTAAATCCCCAATTCGCTCTTGTAGTACTACTGACATGTCAGCCCCATCTGTTGAGTCGGATAAATGTGTGTCAACCGCACCTGGCTTGGCTTGGCTTCCTAAATTTAATGCCGACAAGACCATTCTGGCAGAAATTCTTGCACTTGTAAACCTTATATCTTCAGGAATTGTTGAGTAACCAGCATTGTAAACTATTGTAATGTTTCTAGGTTTAGATCCTGACCATCTTCCAAGTACTCTTTCTAGTCGACCATTTTCATGAAATACATATTCATTATCATTTCCCTCTGTCAAGACATTGCCATCTTCAGTTACAGAGGTAATAGAATTTACTGGTAGATGTTTTAAACTAAGTTCTCTCATATTATTTCCGAAAAGAACTTCAGTTTGATTTGACTGTTCTATATCGTATCCAATATAAGTTTTGATTACCCTATCAGAGTACGCAATAAAATTATTTGTGATTGATGTTTGTACTGTAGAACTAAAGTCAATTCCGACTATAGCTTCAACATCAGAATAAGAACAAAGAGCCATTACAACTCCTTACTTATTTTCAGATGGTTTAACTGCTTTAGTTTCTACTTTTTTCTTTGGTGCTGCTTTCTTTTTTGCAGGAGCTTGTTTCTTAGGTTTAGATCCCCATCCTTGTTCTTTTAAGAAAGATTCTGGATATTCCCAACCTGCTTTTGCAATAAGATCAGCGTTAGCTTTTGGAAGCTCTGAGACAGCACCTTCAAAGATTGTTCCGTCTTGTAATTTCCAAATATTTTTTTCTGGTTTTATATATTTTTCGTCCATAATAATTAATCCTAACTTATTTTTTTGTTCTTTTAGGTTTTTTCTTTTTCTTAGGTTTTTTGTTATAACCGTAGCCCATTATTTCTCCTATTCCTACAAATATGGGGGCTAAAAGCCCCCATACTCGAAATCGTTACGCTATTAAGCGCTTGTGATCTTGTGGAAAGCTGCTTGCCTGTAAACAGGGAAACCGACTCTCATAGTAGCTCTGATCACCATGATATTCTTCGTAAAGTTATCACCATGACTATCACTAACTGCGATGTCCATTCCTTGTCTTACTACGACATGTGCTGCTTCTCCGCCACCGAACTTACCAACTAAGATAGTACCTTCAGCGATTGCTGTTGATGGAACAACATTTAATCCCCAAAGTTGGTTAGCGACACCGCCACCAAATCCGCCTGCACTCATAAATACAGGTGATTTAGCTGCATATCCTGCTGTAGCGTCACCAGCAAAGTCATCATCTAGTTGAAGGACGATTTGCGCCCAATCATTTGGATGAATTACTATTGCATCTGGTTCTGTGAAAGCGTTCACTCTAATATCTGTGATTGCTCCATAGATAGCACCAATTCTTCCCAAACCACCTGAGTAGGATCCAAAAGCAGTCGATCCAACACTGGATTTTCCTGCATCTAAGATACCTTCAAGGTTTGGTGAAGTACCATTACCAGCTATTAACTGGCTGTCTAATCTTAATTTGATCATTGTTTGTAGTCGTGAGTTTAAGTATCCCTCAAGACCAGAAACATCCTGCATCAACTCATCAGTAACTGGGATATTAACACCTAGTTTTGATACTGTTGCAGTTTTTTCGGTAAATGCGAGAGCTGCTTCACCAACTGCTGCTGCCTCTGCGGCTTCAGCTGCGTTGTTAGTGAAAGTAGTTTCCTCAAGATACACGAATGCATTTTGATCAGTTTGTATTTGATCGAACAAATTAATAACTGAATCAGGATTTCTTAATGCTGTTTCCAACATTCCAGGTTGTCTCAAGGACTCTGGTGGATATCCTGTAGTTGTTAAGTTTGTCTTTAACTCAAATGGCACTGTTGACTGTATGTTCTTAGCGCCGTTTTCTGTGTAAGCTTTGTAAGCTGCTGATTTGAGTACCTCTGCTCCGAAAGAAGCTGGTGCTTCATTTCCTGATGGGGTAGGGATACTTGCAACTGCTCCACCTGAAGCGTCTAGTTTAGACTTAGCTTCAGCTACTTTAAGATCATCTCTTAAAGAAGCAAGTTCGCCATTTCTTTCAATGACTGCTTGCTTTTGCTCTGGAGTAGATGGTCCTTCTTGACCCTCAATCTCTGTAAAGAGACCTTTGAGTTCTTCGGACTTTGCAACTATTTGCTCACGAACTTTTTTTACTTCCATTCGTTTCTCCTAAATATTCTCGTTTTCTTCTTCTATTTCTATGTCGGTTAATATTGAGTCAGTAACAATCTGTTGGCTTTCTAACCATAGATCGTCAAGCTCATTGTCAACTTCGACTTCTGTAGCTTCAGCTTCTGTTAAAGCTTCCGCTAAAACACCCTCTTCTACTTCAGTTGGATCTGATTCAACTACTGCTTCTGTTTCTTCTTGAGTTTCCTCAACAGGAACTTCTGCAACTGTTTCCTCTATTTCAACTTCAGCTTCCGCTGGAGCTTCGACTTCTGCCTCTGCATCAACATTAAGTTGAGCTTCAGCTTCTTCTACTACATCGGTTTCCAATGCACCCTCCGTTCCAAATTCGTCTACGAATTTATCTAGTTCATCAAAAGCATCAGAGACGCTTTCTTGAACTTGTCTGAGAGCCTCTGTCGCTGACGCTCCCAACTTCCTACCATTCTTTTTCCTGAGTTCTCCTATAGATTGAACCCTGGCAACGAGGTTATTTAATGCTGCAAGAACATCTTTTACCTCATCAGAAAAGCGTTTACCTTGCACGCTGGCACTCTTTTCTGAAACCTTTTCTTGATCATCAGCTTTTGCTTTTGGATCAAGTAGTAAATCTCTAATTTCATTTATTTCTTTTGCTACATCTGTTAGTTTGTCAACCCACCAACTTGGCATTTCTGCATTTTCATCTTTTGGCATGTTGCCTAAAATCTGTTTAAGATCTTCGGCTATTTGACCTAAAGCTTGCATAGATGTGTGTTGTGGCGTATGACCTTTTGCATTTTCTAAAGTAGCTTCATATTCAGTGTGTGTTTTACATGGCATAAATACTTCTTTGCCATCATCCAATTTATGTGTATGCACACCTATTGCACAAGAAAGATCTTTAGACCTTTCCATTGCTTCACCTGGATTATCAAAAGTATCTTTTGCTAATGCAGCTTTTTCTTCTTCCTTTACTTCAGAATTATCTTCTTCAGATAAGGATATCGATTGCACTATTTTTTCTTCTGTTTCCTTATCACTCTTGATCGCCATCGTAAAAGTTTCTTGGTTAGCACCAACTAAGACTGGGCTAACTTCATAAACTGATAAGTCTTTAAGATACCTAACATCTTGTTCATCTTGACTTGCATCTTTTTTAAATTTTCCAAACTCGGAGTCATTCACTCTAAAACCAAAAGACCATTGTTGCAGATCTCCCATTCCTTTAACAAGATTATATGCTTCTTTTCCTGATTCAGTATCCATAAAAAAGTTGCCTTCAAAAGTAGCTTTGTCTTTGTCTTTTACAATTTTACCTTTGCCGATTGGCATATCCCATTTGTGTGACCAAACCATTGGTACATCACCTGATTTAAAACCTGATTTCACAGCGTCTGGCAATACAACATCACCGTCACTGTCAAGGCTGTTAAAAACTGAAAATACAGCTTTTACTTGACCTTTGGATTCCCCATCAGCTTTGAGTTCAAACTCAATATTTTTGACTTCTTTTTCTTCAGACATATAGCACTACCTACTCCTCGTATTAAATATTTAATTATTAGTGCGCTTGTAATTTCTTACTAAATAAGAATAACAAACTAATTTATAGTTTAGCGTATTTATCGTTGCCAATAATAAAAACATTTTTGCATATCTGTGGTATAATATTTACATGGAAAATGAGATTATTAAAATTTCGACTTTGCATATTGGATCTGGGAGTTTCCCTCTTGAGGTTTACTCTGACAAAACAGGTCTAGTAGAAATTTTTAATAATTTATATCCCATAAAAATAGAAAAGAATAAACTTAAGTTAGAAGCTACATTAGCTGCAAAAGATTTCAGCGGTG